TGAAAATCACATTACACGAAATAGTGATGATGTTGTTAAGTTTTTTAAACCAATTAGATATTTTTTTATTAACAATATATGTTTTCATCACTATTGGCCAAGTGATGAATTAGTACCACAAGGAAAGCCTTTAATTAAAAACACAATATAATATGAGAAAACTAACTTTTAAAATTAAAGAAGAAACTAATAACTCTCAGACACATAAGTTTATAGAGTTTGTTACAGATAGAACTCCTCAATGGACCGAGGAACAATATTTAAGAAATAGAAGTAACACAACAATGGAATTAGTTGGAGATGAAGAAACAGAAGAAACAGAACCGATATCAAGAGAAAGTAGATTGGGATGATATGACCATTGGTGAACTATCTCATGAAATTGGAAAGAAAATGACAGAAAAGGTTGTAAAGAGTAAGAAACAATATACTCGTAAAACCAAACATAAAAATAAGGGGGATTAGCTCAGCTGGCTAGAGCGCTTCGCTTGCACCGAAGAGGTCATCGGTTCGACTCCGATATCCTCCACAAAAACACTATGGAAAGTTGGAATACAGAATATTGTAAAAAAGTTATCAATGAGTTTCTCAATGATAACGATATGATAGATTTCAAATCAGATAATAGAAAACACAAAAGACGTACAATTACTGATGAAAACTTCTGGCTTTGGAAATCCATAGATAATTTAATTAAATCTAATATTGGACCTGATTATTATTTATCACAATGGGTAGTTGGGTTAAGGTATGATAAAGGAGATTATTTTTTAGAACACTCTGATGGTTATGGACACGGAACACGAATACTTTCAGGTGGAATAGAACTATCGAATCAAACTGATTATGATGGTGGTAGATACATACTAAACGGATTAGATAGTAAAAGTAAAAGAGGACATTTATTCGTTCATAATCCTGATGAGGTGCATGAAATTACTGAGGTTACAAAAGGTACACGATATAGCTTACATTTTTGTATAAGTAAGAATCCAAATAAATTAATCTAAATTAGGCCCGTTCGTCTATCGGCTAGGACGCCAGGTTTTCATCCTGGTAAGAGGGGTTCGATTCCCCTACGGGCTACAAAGAATATGTATATGTATGCATGTTAACTCACTTCTTGTAAACGAAATGATATATCCATCTTATAAAAGACCGATAGAAAGAATTAATGAACGATTGTATATTATATACGCTATTATACCAATTGAACGAATAAGAGATGTTAAAGGTGTAAAAGAATGGTTAGGTTGTAATACAGCGTTTAAAGTAGCAAGAGAAGGAAACTATTGGTTTTGTGATGAAATAGAAGAAGCAGATTGGGAATATGTTAACTGAAAAAATATTATTTAGTAAAGAAGAATGTAATTCTATTATAGAGTTAGCTGGTGATTGGGTTGATTCTGGTCTATATCATCATGGTAAAAACAAAATTGATGAATCAAAAAGAATAACCAAAGAAGCAAGATTTAGTAGGTTACCCGAATTAAAAAAGATTCTGTTACCGAAACTAAAAGGATTAAAGATTGATTGTTGTACGATAGACAATTTACCAATTAATATTAAATTACTAAAATATACAAAGGGTAGTTTCTTTAAAAAACATCGTGATAGGGGTGATGGGGTAGGATATCGATTATGGACTATGGTAATACAACTATCGGATGTAGATGAATATGAAGGGTGTAATCTTAATGTAGAGGATATAACTACTTCAAAACAAATTGGAAATACAATAATATTTGATTCGGGTAAACTACACGAAGTAACAAAACTCACAGATGGTGAACGATATGCATTAGTTTGTTGGTTTACAAGAGAAGATATTTTGACTGAAAAATCGTTGACCTAGATATGTATAGTTATGAATTGGGTAGAATATTTCTATAATATAGCTGAACAAGTAAAAGAAAAATCCAAAGATGAACGAACTAAGATAGGTGCGGTTATAGTTGGTAAAGATAAAGAAATTGTTTCAACTGGTTATAACTCCTTTCCAAGAGGAATTAATGATAATAACATAGAGAGACAAGAAAGACCAGAAAAGTATTACTGGTTCGAACACGCTGAACGAAATGCTATTTACAATGCAGCTCGTATCGGTGTATCCACTAAGGGATGTACTATGTATCTAACTTGTGGAATACCTTGCGCAGATTGTGCAAGAGGGATTATAAACGCTGGGATTGTTAGGATATTTGTGATGAGAGGTGGAGGAGCTAAATCTCAGAAGTGGAAAGATTCAGCTGAGAGAAGTTTAGAAATGTTTGATGAGGCTGGAGTCAATGTTCAATGGTACGATACAGAAAGTATAATATGAAAGATAACAAAGAAATGCAAAAAGTAGTTGATGAGATAGTGAAGTTAAAACTACAACACCCACTATCAGAAAACGATAAGTTACGAATTCAAAAATTACAACAAAAATTAAATAAATGATGACAGAAGAGAAGATGATAGAGGAGATACTTTACGAATCCCATTCAGTAGGAATGAGACGTGAGGTAATGGACAGAGCACATGATATAATGGGTTCTGAAGAGTTTAAAGAAAGAAGAGTTGATGCTTATCAACAAGCATACAATGAATTAGTTGGAAGTAAATTGTAATATCCAATATTTATATAGGTAAAAGGAGTATTAATTATGAACTTTAGTCCAGTAGGTAGACCGGGTTATTACGGATTCGAACAAACACAGTATCAAGGTGGTACATACACTTGGATTCCAACAAGACAGCGTTGGGAATTAAGTGGAGGACAACCATATACTGATATGATGAATACGAGTCCAAATCAAGCATTCCAAAATGCTTTAGCTAGTGGTAAAACTACAAAACAAGCTTTAGATGCCAGAAAAACTCAAACTAACAGATTAACAGACCCTTCAAAGAATTATCAATATGGAGCACCTGTAGTAACTGGAACAGGTCAAATCATTAGTGATTATCAATCAAGCCAAAAAGCTATAGACCAAATGAAACAACAAGCTGGAGATAAACTACCTCCAGCAGTTAAACAAGCGGTTGATGCTTATACAAAACAATCAACACCTCCTCCTCCAATAATAAATCAAGCTCCACCGAAACCAAAGCCGGCTAAGAAACCACCGAAACCACCAAGTCCTCCACCACCGAGAGCTCTACCACCAAGACCACCAAGAGTAGATTTTAATACAAAGGTTGTTAAGAGACCTTACAAACAATTAAAATTCTATAACAATCAATACCCAGCGGTTCAATCATCTGTTAAATCTGATATTGATTTTCAACCAGGTGATATAAACAACTATTACTCTCCAAATATGATTAGAGGTCATATGGCTGGTAATAAACGAAACATACCACTTGATAAAAGAATACTTAGTGCTACAGTAACATCTGCATTAACTACTGATTTTATAGTACAAATAAACAATAAACTATATGTTGGACAAGGTTTAAACGCAAATATTCAGATAGCAAAAACTAAAGGTAATAATTATTTTCTTCAAAGTATTCCTATTATTGTTGTAAATGAAGCTGCCATTCGACCATACAAAAGAGAACCTTACTTTTTTGGAGCGGAAGAAGAATATGCATTTAATGCACCTAGTGATAGGATAGATTCAACAACCGAAATATTAGACCACATCAGTTGGACTTGTAGAAAAGTATCAGGTATTGACGAACCCAGAGAGTTTGATAGTAGATACGCAAATAGGGATACAATTAATATAGATGTAGATAAGGTAATCGCATCTGCTAACAAACCCTTAAAAATTCGTTGGAGAAGAAACTCATAAACAAAAATACATTATGGAAAAATTTAATTGGTTATATTTACTATACGCCATAGTATTGATATCTACTGCTCAAATAGCAGTATGGTTTCAACATAATTGGCAATTCATAAACGAAAAATACAAACCCGAGTGGTGGGGTTGGTATATTGTAGCAATACCAATAACCTACTTATTCTTAAAAGGTACTTACTATGGAGTAACTGCTTTTGATGGTGATTTATGGCCAAATCGGTTTATTGGATTTATATTAGGTATAATATCTTATGCTTGGCTTACAAGCTACTTTTTTAAACAACCTGTTACTGGTAAGATTTTAGTACAACTAATATTATGTTTTTTAATTGTATTAGTACAAGTTATGTGGAAAGAAAAGACTCAATAACATACTTATAGGTATGGAACTTATTCCCGTTCACAATCTTTATTGGAAAAAGTATTTAACATATGGATTTCATAGTTTGATATCTTTGTATATGGATGATTTTGGATTACCTGTTTATAGAGATGTTGTTAGTATAATACACCAAGCTATGGTTTACAAAAAAGAAGGCGTTACTATTTTAAGATTAGGTAAAGATAAAGTTTGTTTTGTTGATAAATCTGAATACAAATCTGTACTAAGAGAATCTATGAAATTCTTTTTAGATAAAGAAGAGTATATGGATTGTGCTAAAGTTAGAGATTTATTAGAGGGGAAGTTAAGAAAACGAAAAAGAAAACAAATTAAACAAAAAACACTTATATGAAACAATGGTCTATGTTTATAGGTAGATGGCAACCTTGGCATGAAGGTCATCAATGGTTAATAGCTCAAAGATTAAACGAAGGTAAAAATGTTTGGATAGCTATTAGAGATGTAGAAAAGAATGATAACCAACCTTGGTCATCAAATGAAATTCTTATGAATCTACAAACAGAACTAAGGTATCTAATAGAAGAAGGTAGAGTAATGATATCAATAGTACCTGATATAGAATCAATCAACTATGGTAGAGGAGTTGGATATGATATTATAGAACACATACCACCTGATGATATAAAA